GACGAGGGGCTGGATCCGGCCACCGAGATCGCCAAGGCCCTGGCCAAGAAGATCCCGCTGTTCAAGAACGGCCAGCAGGTCTTCGACGACAACGGCCTGCCGGTGATGGTGCACGCGGTCGATGAGGACACGCGGCTGCGCACGCTCAACGAGCTGCTGCAGTACACCCAGCCCAAGCTCAAGGCCGTCGAGGTCAAGATGTCGGGCAACCTGGAGCTCTCCAGCGAACAGCTCGACCAGCGCCTGGGGTCCCTCCTGGCCAAGGCGGGTGGCTTGAAGTGAGTCAACTGGACCTGTCCAAACTGGACATCTCCACGCTGACGGACCAGGAAAAGCGCGAGCTCTACGAGCTGCTCAAGCTCAAGGACACGCGCGCCCGGCGCAACCGGCTGGCCGGCTACAAGCCCTACGCCAAGCAGGTCGCCTTCCATGAGGCCAGCTCGAGCTTTCGCGAGCGGCTCTTCATGGCGGGCAACCAGCTGGGCAAGACCTGGGCGGGTGCGTTCGAGTGCGCGATGCACGCCACGGGCCGCTACCCGGACTGGTGGAAGGGCCGGCGCTTCAACTACGCGATTCGGGCCATGGTCGGCTCCGAATCGGCCGAGTTGACCAGGAAGGGCGTGCAGCGCCTGCTGCTGGGCCCGCCCGAGATCCGCGAGGAGTGGGGCACGGGCGCGATCCCGCACGACTGCGTGCGCGACACCAGCATGAAGCAGGGCGTGCCCGACGCCGTCAGCAGCATCGTGGTGCGCCACGTGTGCGGCGAGGACAGCGTCATCCAGTTCAACAGCTACGACCAGGGCCGCACCAAGTGGCAGGCCGACACGGTCGACCTCGTGTGGTTCGACGAAGAGCCGCCGCTGCCCATCTACTCCGAGGGCCTCACGCGTACCAACGCCACGGCTGGCATGGTGTTCGTGACGTTCACGCCGCTCTTGGGCATGTCCGACGTGGTCAAGCGGTACCTGCTGGACAAACCCGCGGGCACCAACGTCACGACGATGACGATCGACGACGTCGAGCACTACACGCCCGAGCAGCGCGCCGCGATCATCGCCTCATACCCCGAGCACGAGCGCGAGGCGCGTGCCAAGGGCATCCCGATCCTGGGCTCGGGCCGCGTGTTCCCGATCGCCGAAGAGGCGATCAAGTGCACGCCGTTCCCGATCCCGCCGCACTGGCCGCGCATCTGCGGGCTGGACTTCGGCATCGACCACCCGACGGCCGCCGCGTGGCTGGCCTGGGACCGCGACAGCGACACCGTCTACGTCACCGACGCCTACCGCGTGAAGGACGCCTCGATCGCGATCCACGCTGCCGGCATCAGGGCGCGCGGCGACTGGATCCCAGTCGCGTGGCCGCATGACGGCTTGCAGCGGGACAAGGGCTCGGGCGAGCAGCTCGCCGAGCAGTACCGCAACCAGGGGCTGGCGATGCTGCGCCAGCGCGCGATGTTCGAGGACGGCAGCAACGGGGTGGAGGCCGGCGTGGCCGAGATGCTCACCCGCATGCAGACGATGCGGCTGCGCGTCTTCAGCCACCTCACCGACTGGTTTGAAGAGTTCCGCCTGTACCACCGCAAGGACGGGCTGATCGTCAAGGACAGCGACGACTTGCTGTCCGCCACCCGCTACGCGCTGATGATGCGCCGCTTTGCCAAGACGCACGAAGAGGCTGAGGCGCGGATCCGCCCTGGACGCATGGCCCCGGCCATCGACTTCGGCGTGTTCGACCCCGTCTCCGGGTACTGAAGGACTGAAACATGGACGAACAACTGCAACCCAATGAGGTCGTCGAGATCGAGATCGAGGGCATCGATCCCGAAGAGGCGCGCCAGAAGATCGACGAGAAGCTGCAGATGTTCGGCCACTCGCTGGCCAAGCAGCGCGACGAGTGGATCCGTTCGCGCTACTCGTACGGCGTGGACAAACGCTGGCTCGAGGACGAGGACCAGTACAACGCCAAGGACAACGTCAACAAGGCTGCCAGCCAGATGATGACGTCCGTGGAGCAGGGCTACCCTGTCACCACCCAGCAGGCGCGGCCTCACCGCTCCACGGTCTTCATCGGCATGACCCGGCAGAAGACCAACGCCGCCGAGGCGCGCGTGGCCGACATCCTGCTGCCCACGGATGACCGCAACTGGGGCATCCAGCCCACGCCCAACCCCCGCCTCATGGCCATGGCCAAGGACGCGTCGCTGGCCTTGGACAGGGTCACAGGCCAGCCGATGGTCGACGCTGCTACTGGCGAGCCGCTGCGCGTCAAGGACGTGGCGCACGCGGCTATGGAGCTCGCGAGGCAGAAGGCCCGCGCGATGCAGAACGAGATCGAGGACCAGCTCATCGAGTGCGACTACAACGCTGAGCTGCGCAAGGTCATCCACGACGCCGCGGTGCTGGGCACCGGCGTCATCAAGGGGCCGGTGGTTACCAACCGCGTGCGCCGCGCCTGGATGCCCTACACCGACGCGATGGGCAATCAGGTCCAGCAGATCGCCGTGATGGAGGAGCTCTCGCCCGCGTCGTTCCGCGTGGATCCGCGCAACGTGTGGCCCGACCCCGGCTGCGGCGAGAACGTGCACAACGGCAAGGGCATCTACGAGCGCGAGAAGCTCACCGCCAAGCAGGTGCGTGATCTGGCCAAGCAGCCTGGGTTCATGAAGGACCAGCTGCGCAAGGTGCTGGAGGAGGGCCCGCGGCGCAGCGCCACGTTCCAGGAGCTCAAGGACGAGGACCAGCGCGACGTCGCCCGTGACACCTACGAGATGTGGACCTACTGGGGCGAGGTCGAGCACGATGACCTCGAAGCTGCGGGCGTGGAGATCGGCGACAAGGACGTGCTGCGTACCGTCTCGGCCTGCGTGATCATGATCAACAACACGGTCGTCAAGGCCTTCCCCAACCCGCTGGAGGGTGGCGACCTGCCGTACGACTTCTACGTGTGGGAGAAGGTCAGCGGCTCGTGCTGGGGCTACGGCATCCCGTACCTCATGCGCGCCCAGCAGAAGGTGCTGAACGCCGCGTGGCGCCAGATGATGGACAACGCGGGTGTGAGCTCGGGTCCGCAGATCGTGATGAAGCCCGGCGTCATTCAGCCGGCCGACAAACAGTGGCAGCTCACCAGCCGCAAGATCTGGTACGCCACCGACGACATGGACGACGTGCGCAAGGCCTTTGCCACGTTCGAGTTCAACAGCCACCAGAACGAGCTGGCCAACATCATCAAGATGGCCACCGAGTTGGCTGACGCCGAGACCGGCGTGCCCACGATCATGCAGGGCGAGAAGGGCGCTGCACCCGACACCGTCGGCGGCATGCAGATGCTGATGAACAGCGCCAACGTGGTGCTGCGCCGACTGGTCAAGCAGTTCGACGACATGGTGACCAAGCCCCATATCCGTCGCTACTACGACTACAACATGATGTACAACGAAAACGAGGAGGTCAAAGGCGACTTCTCGATCGACGCCCGTGGTTCATCCGCGCTGATGGTGCGCGACATCCAGAACCAAGCGTTCTTGAACCTGCTGGCAGCCGGCGCGAACCCGGTCTACGGCATGTACATCGACACGCAGAAGCTCTTCGAGAAGGCGCTGCAAGCCCAGCACATCGACCCGGCAGAGGTGCTCAAGCCCGAGGCCGAGATCGAGAAGATGAAAGAGCAGCAGGCCATGGCCGCGCAGCAGGGCGCCCAGGAAGATCCGCGCATCGCAGCCGCCAAGATCCGCGCCGAGACCGACATCCAGAAGGTTCAGGCCCAGAACGAGGGCGACATGGCCGAGCTCAACACTCGACTGCAGATCGCCCAGGCCAACATCCAGGCCCGACGCGAGAACCAGCAGATGCAGCGCGAGATCGAGATGCTGAAGCTGGCCAACACGCAGAACCTGTCGCTCGAGCAGATCAAGGCCCAACTGGCCAACACCGCCATCAAGGAACGCGGCAAGAAGGAACTGTTCGCTGCCGAACAGCGTCTGAAGCTCGTCTCTGGATCCGGCATCTAAGGAGACCACGACATGAGCAAGCACGCCGGCCAACTGGTCGCACTGACATTCCTGGGCCGCGATCTGGCCCACCGCGCGCACCTGCAGACCGACAGCTACGCCGAGCACATGGCGCTGGGCGAGTTCTACGAGGGTCTGATCCCGCGGGTCGACTCGTTTGCAGAGGCCTACCAGGGCCGCTACAACGAGCGCCTGGATATTCCCTTGATGGACAACGAATTCGAGGGCGAGATTGCTGACGTGCTCGAGCAGCAGATGGCCTGGATCGAGGACCACCGCGAGAAGATCTGCCCGCGCAGTGAGAGCGCGTTGCACAACGAGATCGACTCGATCGTGCACTTGTACCAGTCAACGCTGTACAAGCTGCGGTTCCTCGCGTAACGCCAGCGTACAAACGCAACCCTGTTGCGCTACTACGTGCTGCAGGGATAGAATCTTCGCGGGCGCAGTGCGCCCTGAATTTGCCAACAGGCCCGCCAAAAGCGGGCCTTTTTCATTCCATGATCGATTTCACCTCCGCCTCGTGGCACCAACTGCGCAAGTGGGCTGAAGAGCAGCTGCGCAAGGCCCGCGAGAAGAACGACGCTGTCGGCCTCTCGGACGTCGACACCGCCGCGTTGCGGGGTGAGATCAGGTTGCTGAAAAGATTTCTCGACCTGCCCAACGCGGCAGCTCGGGGTGTGGTGGTTGAGCCGGACGAATAATCCCGCGCAGCCGTGTGAGTGAGCCGCCTTAGGGCGGCTTTTGTTTTTGGAGAGCAACGTGGACCCTGACCAACTGTCTCAGGAGGAGGCACTGCAGGTTTGGAACGAAGAGGCTGCAAAGCTCGACGCCGGCGACGAGTCGCCCGCGCCTGAGGTCTCAGCCGCTGCCGCGGAAGATCCGCCGCAGAACGCAAACGACCCTGACCCGCAAGCCGCTCAACCCGAGCAGCCCGAGGATCCACTGGCTGGTCTTCCCGAGATCGTGAGGGCGAAACTCGCCGAGATCGATCAACTGAAGCAGGCCAACGCTCAACTGCTGCACCACGTCAAAACGACCGAAGGTCGCGTGGCTGCAATGCAGCGAGAGGCCGATTTGGCCCGTCGTGCAGCGACCCAGGTCGCCCCGCAAGACGCGCCGTCCCAAGGCCAGATCGCTGATGCTGCCAAAAGCCCCGAGGAGTGGGAGCAGCTCAAGCAGGATTTCCCTGAGTGGGCCAGTGCAATCGACAAGAAGCTGACCGCCGAGCTCTCTCGGCTGAAGGCACCCACCGCTGGACTGTCACCTGAACAGGTGCAGGCCATGGTGGCCG